AGCTTCCTGATGTCTGTGTTGTCGTCGTCGCCGTCGTCTGGGTCTTGCCCATTCGGGGCGCCACGGATGGATTTCGCGCCAGCGTCGTCGGAAGGCACGGTTTTCGCGACAGCAGGGGCCTCACGGGCTTGGGAGGGTGCGACTGAAGAGGTCGGATTGATCCGAGCAGCCATGTCGTACGCAGCTTCAAGCCGCTCCTGAGGGCTCAGGTTCGCGGGGATTTTTCCTGAGGTGAGGAAGAACGCAATGTCCGCCTCAAGCTCATGGTATCGCGGGTTCTGCTCCGCGAATGGGGCAATGATCGACTGCACCGTCTGTTCCTGGCGCATCGACATGATTTCTTGCTTGAGCGCCTGCACTTCGGGATCAGGCTGGCGCTGCTGGGTTTGCTGGCGAGGCTGGCTAACAGCCTGCTGATAGGATTGCGGGTTCTGCGAGACGTACTGCAGCACGTCCATAAGGCTCAGGTGCGAACCGTCGGCCTTGCGGGGTCCGATCTCGCGCAGGATGCTCTCAAGACCGGCAATGGGGTTCTGAGCCAGCGCCTTTTCGACCTCGACAACCTTGGCAAGACTGTCCTTGAGTTCGCGGCCATTGCTCTTGGCGATCTCATCGAACTGCCTGATGGGCTCGTAGCGCTCGCCGGCTTGGCGATATTTGGTGACTTCGGCCTCATGCTCCTGCGTCATGCGGGCGATTTCGCCCTTCACGGCATGGGGAACATTGGCCCAGACCTCTTTCGCCTTGGGCAAAAACCGGGCGGGCGGCTCGTGATTCCTGCCCTCAGACTGGCGCTTATCCGTTTCCGCCCGCTCGGTCGCGGCCTTCTCAGGCTCGCCCTTGTCAGCCTTGGCTTCATCGTCCGGCTCGTCGCCTTCGGTCTTGGCCTTGGCGAATTTGCCATCTTCAGCGCGCGGTTTTGCGGGCTTTTCGTCCTTCTCTGCCTTCTCGTCCACCTTGGCCTTGGCGTCCTTGGCAGCGTCCTCACCCTTGGCTTTCGCCTCTTTGGCCTCCTCCTCGCGAATGCGGGTCAGTTCGGCCTTGAGGGTATCGCCAGCCGTCTCCGGTTTCGCATCGGGCTTGGGCGCGTCTGGGGCCGGTTCGGTCAGACTGACCTTGCCTCCACCTGTGCCGAGCGGTGCGCCGCCCTGATCAATGGACGTGGAAAGGGGAACGGTGCCCGTAATGGGCGCCGGCTGCATGGAGTCGGTCGTCATCTGGGTAATCCTTGTCTGAGGAGGATTGGTTTACTGGATAGCCGCGATTTCGGGCGGCAGATTGCCAGTCAGCACGTCGTGCATGGCCTGCTTGACGTGATTGCGCCGCTCAACCGGATCGGGCGCATATTCGACTGAAACAGGCTTCTCATTGCCAAGGGCGATATACTCTTCGCCCTTGGGGTTACCGCTGGCCTTGTAGGTATTCTCAAGATCGCGCGGGTTGCTGTACCACTTGCCATCGGCCATCGACTGGACCGGATCGGCAAACGGCTTCACGATCTGCGGACAGGCGAGATGAGACCGCTGGCCGCGCACTTCAGCAACCTTTCGATAGACCTTGCGGCCATTGCCGAGGTCGAACCACGCATACATCAGGCTTTGAGCGCCGCGATGATGGCGTTGACCTTGTCTTCCAGCACGCGGAAGTTGTTGTTGACCAAGACCTGGGTTGGCGTGGCCGTCACGTCCACGATTGCATTGCCGGTGACGCCAAATGCGCCAGTCAGGGCGGTGAGAGCCGCAACCTGCGATTTGGCCGCAACCGCGGCATCGATCTGCGTTGCCACCTCCTTGGCGAGAGGTGGGATCATGCTGAGTTCGACAAGACGAGGGGCATTTGCCATTTGAGTGTCCTTTATGGGGCTGCGGTTGCGATTGCAGTGATGACGCCTGCGGCGACGGTGAATGTGACTTTCCTGGCAACGCCATCCACAGGCACACTGGCGATGACCTGACCTGTCTTTATGGCAACGGCAGTGCCGCCAACCAGCGTGACAGGAATGCCACCGACCACGTTGGTGATAGGTGCGCCTGAGTTGGTGATAGTGACGGGGATGCCGCTGGCCATTTGCTGTTACTTCCGCTTGGCCTTAGAGGGCTTGGCCTTCGGCGCCGGCTTCTGCACCTCATCCTTGGGCTCAGGAGATGGCGAAGACAGCTTGCCGCGTACGAACTCCATGACCTCCTCAGGCAAAAAGCCGCCCGAATAGCCAGACACCCACTTAACGCCCTCAGCATCCACAAAAGTGAACTGCTCTGGCCTGATGTTCAGGTCGCCGGAATGGATGTCCTGAGCCAGGGTGGCAATGACCTTGCCGTCCCTGCCCTTGATCTGTTCTCCTGCATAAGCAATGACACTCATTGTGCTGGCTCCTTTGCTGCCTGGCGCTCTGCAAACGTCATCTGTCTGTCGGTGCTACGTTCCGAGAAGCCCTGCTGGCGCTGGCCCATCGTCTCGGTGTGCTGCTGCTGGCGCTCGCTCAACTGTGCGCTGCGATCGCCCTCGACCGCCTTTTGCTGCATGCCGGCCGCATTGAGCGTTTGATCGACACGCTTGGCCTGCGCTGCGTCGGCGGCGGCATACTCCGAAAGCTGCTGTTTGCGTTCGTCCAGGCCGATAGAAGCGAGTATCTTGGCGGTCTGGGCCGTGAGGTTGTCGACCTCCGCCTGCATCAGCGTTTCACGTCCCGCCATGTCACGGAGCTGCTGCTGAAGTTTCTCGTTCTCGCGAGCGTGCTTGTCGGCCTCGATGGCGCCCTTCTGCTGCAATTCGGCAATCTTGCGCTCATTGTCGGCCTGCAATTGAGCGGCCTTCAACTGCATATCCTGCATCTTGGCCTTGGCGTCGGTCTCCACCTTCATGGTGGCGGCTTGCGCCTTGGTCATCTCGGCATCAGCAAGCTTGTTGTTGGCGTCTGCCATGGCCTTTTCAGCCTCGCCATTACCCTGCCCTTGGCCGGCGATCTGCGCAGCCATTTGCGGCGCGGCGTCAACGAAGTCGTCAATCAGGCCGTTCAGCTCACGGCCAACGCGATAAGGCGCCGTGACGAACTTGAGGAACCCGCCTGCGAGAGCAGCGCCAGCCTCACCCATTGAAGCCAGGCCAGTGAGAGCCTGCGTCGACTGCGCCACCACACCAAGGAATTCATTGCGAGACTGCTTCTCCTGCATCTCGTCGGTCATGATGGTGGAATCGGTGGCGATCTCGAAGGCGAAGCTCCGCGACCGGTCATCGCGCAATAGCTCCATCACGTCTTCGATCGGAACCGTTTCCTCTGCCGTCTTCAGCGGTCCGGCATACTTCTGGATGATCTGCTGCTGGGCCTGCTGGAATTGCTGCTGAGCCTGTGCAGGATCGATCTGTTGGCCTTGAGGCTGTCCGGGCTGCTGTGGTTGGCCCGGCTGCGCTTGCTGCTTCTGAGCGGCCTGCTGTGCCATTTGCTTGGCCTTGTCGCCAAGCTCCTTCAATTCCTTCTTCGCCGCGTCCTCGATCTCCTTGACAGTCTTCGATATCTCCGCCTTCGTCGGGATCTCCAATTGCGCCATCTCGAGAAGCGTCTCTTTCGAGAACTTGTCTGAGGCGATCTCGGCAACGATGCGCGCCACGTCTCGGGCCACGCGCTGAAGCTCATCGATCTTGTCGCGGACCCGCACCGAACCGTATTGGCTCTTGAGCTGTTGGGCGCCCAAGGTTTCCTCTGCCTCGGTTGCGCCGCGCATGATGTCGGATATGCCGGAAAGCTGGTAGAAATCCTCAATCAACTGCCCGCGCGCTTCGATGAGGCCTTGGATCGCCGTAGCGATGTCAGCCAGCGGCATCCACGTCACGAAGCCGGTCGCGCCGCTTTGTGTTAGAGCAGCCCCAGGCACCGGAATGATAATCTCGTCATCGTCGGAGCGCAGGGCGGCCTGAATTGCATCGCCAATGTCGCCTCCAGCCGGCACAAGGCCCTTGAGCTTGATCTTGTCGAGAAGCAGATAGATGCGGCTGGTGAGCGTGCTGATCTTCGCCAGATGCGCGGCATAGCGGGTATAATCGGGCACCGGAACCAGCGAGCGCCTGCGCAGCGTGCCATAGGCGGGCCGTGGGCACGGATAGAAATCCTTGAGCATCAGATGGGGCTTGCCCTCATCCAGCATGACAGGACAATCAGGGGCGACCCAGTAAACCTTGTTGTCATTACGGTGCCAGACTTCCCAAACGCCAGCCTTCTTGCTGTCGTCTGCTCCGCCATTGTCCTTGTCGTCGCGGCGAATCTCGGTCTTTGCCTGCTGGTAGGCCTTGCCACTGGTCTTGCCGAAACGCTTGCGCATCTCGGCCTTGGTCATCCATGCGCGGCGCGCGACCCAGCCCACATCTGCCCATGCCCTTGCCGGCTCGTGGAGAAAATCCGTTCGGTCCACATGATCGACACAGGCCCGCTGCTCGCCGTCGTCGCTCTCGTACGTGACCCACAGCACACCACGATTGGTGAATGCCAGGTCATCCCGCAGGGAAAGCATGGATTGATCGATATTGGTGCGATCAAACGCTGAGGTGGTGACGCGCTCGAGCAATTCCGCGGTGGTGTTGTAGAGCGGCCGGCGATCGGCAAACATCGGAGCAACAGCGGGGACCGGCGCATGCGCATAGATGGCGGGCTTCAGGATCTCCATGCTGGCCCAGAACAGGTCGTATTCCGGGTCTAGCCAATCATTGTCGTAGGCATCCCCCTCAACCTCCAGCGTATCGCTGTATTCAGCTTCTTCGGTTTCAGCCAATGGCTATCTCCTGCGCACGCTCGGCAATGCCGGGGCGCGAACGTATCCGTCTTCGTGGGCGTACATGGGTGCCGGCGCTGGCGGCTTGGGCTTGTTGCCGCTGCTCATCTTGTCGATGATCTGGCCAATGAGGCCGAGAGCATCGACTTGGTCGTCATGGACGCCAACCGGGAAGCTCATCATCTCGCTGATCAGATCGGTCAGGAACGGCGCGTCCTTCAGAACACGAAGCCCGCGTGTCGCAATCAGACCGCGAAACGACTGCGCTCTAACCGCTTTGTCGCCGCGTGTGGCGAATTGCTCTCTGGCTACGTAAGCCGCCTTTTCCATCATGCGCTTGAGCAGGAACGGCCCAACGCCAGACTTGATCTGACCCGTTTCCTCTGCCCAGCCAACCGGCTTCCATTTCAGCACCAGATCGCAGAAAGCATCGACCCAAACATCGGATGAGGCCTGCTTGCGCCATAGATCGAGCAGCCAAGGGTTGCCCTGAGGATCAAGACCAATGACGGCGTGGACGGTATAGTCGCCCCCGTTGGCCGTCACAGCGTAGTCAGAGCCGCCATAGACCAACATGCTTTCGCGTGGTGGCAGATGGTCGACTGTATACAGCCACTCGCGCTTGAAGTAATCGCCGCTATCGGGTGCCGGCCGCTGTTGATATAGCGCGGACCATGTGCGCGGGATGCGTCTGAACGTGTCCCAATGGTCTTCAGTGAACCACTCCGGCCAAATGTATTCGCCAATCTTACGGCCTAGCGGATCATCAAGCCTTTCGGCCTGCGCAGGGATGCAAATGACTTCCCATGTGTTTCCGTCGCGGCAATCGATCATGCCACTTTCGCCGCTATAGGCTTCAGGAAGAATGGCGCCCGCCAGATCATCCATATGCCAGCGCGTCTGCGTCAGCATCACCGACCCGCCTGGCTTCAAACGGGTAAGAATGTCGTCCTGATACGCTTCGAGGGTTCGCTTGCGCGTTACCTCTGAATCTGCCTCTTGCCTTCCCTTGATCGGGTCATCAATCGGGGCAAAGTCCGCACGGTTGCCGGTAATCCCCGATAGGATACCACCGCCCATATACTCCGAGCCGTTGCCAAGCGCCCATTCGTCTGCCGCGCTGCTCTCCGCGCTGATCTCCGTGTCGAACAGGGCATTGAATGCCGGCTGCTTGGCGATCGACCGCATTCGGCGGCCAAACTTGCGTGCCAGATCCGAGCCGTAACTAACCCCGATGACCTTGAAGCCCGGCTTGCGCCCCATAGCCCAGCTAGGGCCGACCACTGTGGCGTATGTCGACTTGGCGCTGCCTGGGGGCAGGAAGAGCATCGTGCGGCCGCTGTGGCGCTCAATGCATCTTTGCGTTGCCGATAGGATAATCTCATGGTGCTGGGCTAGAACCGTCTCGACCGGCTTGAAGCTCTCTTCGTCTTCCTGCTCCGATATGGGAGCGCCTGGAACTTCGATATAACGGGCGTATTCAATTAAGCTGCTTCGTGCTCGGCGCCGTCTCAGCAGTTCGAGGGCTGCGACCTGCGGCGATGGCCTCAAGCTCATCATCCGTCATCCTGTTGATTTGCTTCAGCTCGCCATCATTGCCGGCCTCTGCACTCGCTGCGAGATCGGGCAGCACCTTCTTGAGCAAACCGAGCCCTGCCGATACCTGCGTCGCAGACATGTCCCGCTTCCCCTCGACATGCTCTATAAGCGCGTTGAGGATGTTGCTGTTTTGAATTTTAACCCGGTGGTCGTTCGACATGGTAAAACCGGGCCTGCGTCCTCGCTCGGCCATGGTCTAATCCTTCACTTACAGTTGCGAGGCGGGCCGTGCTGTTGGGGAATAGATCTCGAACGACGAGTGATGAACTCTCGTCAGTGCCCGGCCGAGTTGTCCCGATTGGTCCGCCAGCGGCAAATCATCTGCGCGGGATATTAACTGATTTCCGGTTTATTGCAAGCCTATGCCGCCGACAGTTGCGCGGCCTCGAACTCGACAGATGTGAGGCGCCCGAATAGGCTCACCATGGCTTTGATGTTCCCGCTCTTGGTGACTTCCTCGACAATGGCCGTGAACGTCGCAAACGGGCCGGCGACAATGGCGAACTCGTTCCCCTGCTGGTATTTCATTTCGATCGTGGCCTTGAGGGTGGCCGCCTCTTCCTTGCGATGAATGCGAGCCGCGCGCGTGTCATCAAAGCGCATGTCGACCTCGGCCAGGTAGATCGCCTGCACGTCCTTGCCCGAGACCGGGATTGGTTTGCCCTCATACTCGAGGAAACGCTCAACGCCTTCGCAGGCCCGGACGAAACCGAAATGCCGCAGCTTCTCGTCCCTCGGCATGCCAACGAAGATGTAGGAGACCATCAGCGGACGCTCTTTCACCAGATAGGTGTTGTTGCGCCTGTGCTTTTTTTCTATCCGTTGGCGAGGGTAATAGACGTCGAACCCGGCAAGCCGGATGTTTTCGGCCGCCTTCGCCTCGCATTGGATATTGCTGCGGACCACGTACCAGACTTTGTCAGGGTCGACTGGCTTCATATCTTCATCCACCCTGTCAACATGCGAGGGAAGCGGTTGGACGGCCTTGAGGCCCGAAGCGGCCCAAGTTTCGGCTCATAGTCGCCGCACCAATCGTTGCGCTGCGTGATCGGCCACGCCTTGCGCCCACCACTCCAATTGCTGTCGGGCCAGTTTACAGGAGCGCGCCGGCGACATTCTGCGGGATCGGAGAGCGTCCCCCAAAACCGGCAGTTTCTGCACGCCGGCTGCTCTGTCTCGCTCACTGCCCTGCCCTCCGTGAAAGCGCGTCCCTGCCTGGCAGAGGATCGCCGCATATGCGCTGGGTGAGCGAGCGGGTGTCTGGCGGGATCTCGGCGAGGCGAGCAGCGGCCACAGCCGCATCGACGCGGCCATGGATATGCGTCACACCGGCTGCGGCCTTGTTGCGTGACATCTCCCGGTTTTGGGCATCTCGGATATGCTGGCGCTCGCGGCGCTTCTCGATGACTAGCGCGGCCCGTTCCTGCGGTGAGCGCTTCATGGCTTCACCATCTGTGGGAGAGGCAGACCAAGACGCTTGCTGCGCTCGATTGTGATCCAGCGAAGGACGCTGCGTTCATGGCGGCCAATGCGTTTCGCAATATCGGCCGTGTCGGCGCCAGCCAGGAACATTCGATAGGCGCGCTGCGGTCGGGTTCCTGACTGCCTGAGTAGAAATGAGTTTTCCGACACATAGACCGGAACCTCTGTTGGGTCTTTGCCTGCATATGCCACGAGCATGTGAACTCCTCTAAGCCATTGATTTTCTGAAACGACGCATGAATGGAGGCGGGTTTGCTTCCACCGCCGCGCGCGCTCGGTTGCCGGCGAGGCGCCATTCGCGTTCGGTGCGCGCCTCATCGAACAGCAGCGCTTCGGGGATCTCGATACCCCACTTCTGGGCAAGCACGACCATGGCGCCGAAGCCGGCACGGTTGGCCGCGTCCAGTTCATCTATGCGCCCGCATTCGAAGGCGTGGCGCCACATGGGCATCTTGAGCCGCATGCGCTCACGCTCTCCCTCGACCGGCTGTGCCGTGACGCGCGGGGCTAGAGGCTGAGGTGCGACGGCACGGTTCGGGACAACGACCGTGCGGACGATCTGCGCCAGTTCGGGAGGATGCGGGCAGAATTTTGGGTTGACGCCATCGCACTCGCCGCGAAGGAATTTCGCAATGCCCTCGGCTATGGCTTCGGGCGCAAAGCCATGAAGGGCCAAGTGATATCCGTCGATAGCCTTCGAAGCGTCAACGCCTGGCGGGAAACGCATGGAGTTGAACAATATCTGAAGAGCTGCCCCAATCTCTGCGCTCGAAGCTGGTCTCGATGGTCGAACCTGAGTGCTGTGCATTTTGCTTGCCTTGCATTGCGTCGAGGATGGAATTGAAATCTTGCCCTGGTGGCGGGGCGGTGGAGCGCGGTGGCGCTGTGGAGTGGCGGCTTTCCAGCCATTCGGGCTTGATGCCGGTCCAGTTGCGCAGAACCATCTCGTCTGCCGCCGTCGACGGGTCAGGGCAGGCACGGAGCGCAGACACCAGCAACGAACCGGCATGAGCCGTCATGGTGGCGCCCTTCTTGCGGCGCACTGCCACGATGGCGTCGACGCGGGCAGGATCGAGGATGGAAGAAAGCTCGCCCTTGAAGGCGTCCAGATCACCACGCGGCTTGGCCGCGCTATCTTTCTTTCTTTCTTCCTTTTCTAATATCTGTTTCTTAGAAGAACTATCTTCTCCGCGCGTGAGTGTGCTGCTAACATTTGCAGTTGTTGGCAAACGTTTGCTAACGTTAGCGGTCTGGTTTTCCTTCCACTTATGCCAGCGGTCGCGGCCTTTCGCCTTGCGGCTTTCGGCGTCGGCATCGATGATATCGAGGACGCCAGCGATCTGCTCGGCGTTCAGGCCAAGCGCGGAAAGCTGGCGGAATAGGTCGGCCGGCCTCATGCTGTAATAGCCTCCTCGGCCTGCTGGATAAGCACGACGCACGGCGAGCCTGAGCCTACCCAGGCTATCGAAATGCGCTGCACGAGGCTGTCATCATCTATGATCTGCATTTCAACCAGCAGATCCTCGATCGCCTTGATGGTGTTGGACAGGTCGCGCTTGCGCTTGTCGGGCCGCACAATGGCGATAGACAACGAAACAGGGCCGCGCATATGCTTGCGGCCCTGCACGAGGATGAGATTGCCGGCGTCACGGCGCCATGCCTTGTAGGCGTCTGTCTTCACGCGCCCCTTGGTGGCGTTGAAGAACAGCCCGTTGACGCTTGGTGGGTAGGGCAGCTCGTATCGGATCATGCCGCCTCCCCGAACATCTCGGTTTGCCGCGCGTCCTTGCGGTCGAGCATGCGAAGGACCGTCTCGCCCTTCCATGCCTTGTCCCAGACAAACCAGGCATTGAGCATCGGCGGCGCGCCCTGCCCTGTGAAATCGATCTTCCAGCGCATGAGGTAGACGCGGGCCGGCGGATGCGCGGCATAGAACGGGCCGAGTCCCCCTGCGCCTGGCCAGCCCCAATTCATCAGCAGCGCCATGTATTCGACGCCGAGTCCCTCAAGCGCGTGCTTCAACCAGCGCGCCTTACCATTGCCCCAGCCGCATTCAGAGAACGGCGGGTTGGTGACGATGGCGCGGGCCGGCGCGACCGGGAAATCATAGAAAGACCTGATATCGACATTACAGCCACGGTCGACCAGATCGGAGGCCCGGACGGTCAGCCCGACCGATTCCATCTCGCGGACCATTGCGCCGTCGCCGGCCGCCGGTTCCCAAATGGTGCCGAAGTCGCGCAGCCGGTCGATTTCAGCATGGAGGAACGCACGTGTCGGTTCCGGTGGCGTCGGGTAGAA